AAGGATGGGGCGCGTCGAAGTTTTGGGAATGGATGGGGACATGGGCTGTTGTATTGCGTAACCCGAGCGATATCGGATTTGATGGCTCGCGCTACATCTTGCCTGCACCTGAATACATTGAGCATGTTGTTGAAACCGAGCCGCTTTGTGATGATCTGTTCAGTCGCCCAGCTCAATCAATGACTGAGCGCCGCAAGGCACAGCGAGACAGCATAGAAGCGCGGTGCAAGGCATTGGCTGATGTGGTCAATTCAGAAAGTGCCGAGCCGTGGTTGATCTGGTGCCATTTGAATGACGAGGCAGAGCTGCTGAAAAGCCTGATTCCTGGTTCCGTGAATGTGCAAGGTTCTGACACCGCAGAATACAAAGCCAAACAAATGCTGGCGTTTTCTCATGGAGAACTGCGAGTTCTGATCAGCAAGCCGAAGATTTGCGGCTTTGGCATGAACTGGCAGCATTGCGCCCGCATGGCATTTGTCGGCCTGGATGACTCATTCGAGAAGTTCTACCAGGCCGTGCGCCGATGCTATCGCTTTGGGCAAAAGCGCAGCGTGCGAGTGCATTTGTTCACGGCTGAAAACGAAGGGCAGATTCTGCTGAATCTGAAACGCAAAGAGTCGCAGCATCACGAAATGAGCGCAAACATGATCGAACACATGAAAGACATCATGAACAATGAATTGGCCGGACAGCAAAACATCGTCGATGAATACCGAGAAGATACGCATCAAGGTGATGGCTTCACGGTACATCTGGGCGATTGCGTGAAATGGACAAAGCGCATGGCAGATAACAGCATCGACTACTCGGTTTTTTCTCCGCCATTCGCTGATCTGTTCGTTTACTCCAACAGCGACCACGATATGGGCAACTGCCGCGATGATGCGGAGTTTGTGGCCCAACTGCGCTACTTGATCGGAGAACTGTTCCGCATCATCAAGCCTGGACGGAATGTGTCATTCCACTGCATGAACCTGCCGACCACAAAGATGCGGCAAGGATTCATTGGACTGCGAGACTTTCGCGGAGATTTGATTCGCGCATTCCAAGATGCCGGATTCATCTATCACTCTGAAGTGTGCATTTGGAAAGATCCAGTTGTTGCAATGCAGCGCACCAAAGCCCTGGGCCTTCTGCACAAAACTATCCGAGAAAACGCAAGCATGAGCCGCATGGGACTGCCAGACTACGTGGTGACGATGCGTAAGCCTGGCGATGCAGATGTGCGCGTGACTCATGGCGATGACTTGCCGGTGATGATGTGGCAAAAGTACGCCAGCCCAATTTGGGATGACATTGATCAAGGCCGCACACTCAACAAACTGCCAGCGCGTGATGAGAACGACGAAAAACATATGTGCCCGTTGCAGCTTGATGTGATTGAGCGATGCATTCATCTGTGGTCTAACCCTGGCGACTTGGTGTTTTCGCCGTTTACTGGCATCGGATCTGAGGGCTATTGCGCCGTGAAGATGGGGCGTCAATTTGTCGGCACCGAACTGAAGCCGCAGTATTGGGATTTGGCAGTGCAAAACATCAGCGATGCATGTGGCTCTACTCAACAAGGACTATTTGAATGAGCGCACTCCCCGACCCTCAGCATTCAATCGCCGCCCTGATTGATGCTTCCCACGAAGCGAAAGCGGAAGCCCCTCGGGGCCATTTGGGTGCATCTCTGCTTGGCCACCACTGCGACCGCTGGCTGTGGCTTAACTTCAGATGGGCCGTGATTGAGAAGTTCCCTGGCCGCATCCTGCGCGTGTTTCGGCGTGGGCAGAATGAAGAAGCTCAGATTGTGAGCGACCTTCGGGCCATTGGCATTGATATCCGAGACACGCAAGGCGCTCAGAGCCGTGTTGATTTTGGCTCTCACGTGTCTGGTTCAATGGATGGCATCATTCATTCTGGCGTGCCAGAAGCGCCGAAAAAGCGCCACATTGCCGAGTTCAAAACGCACAGCAAAAAGAGCTTCGACGAGGTTTCACGCGATGGCGTGGAGAAGGCCAAGCCGATGCATTGGGCGCAGATGCAGGCCTACATGCTGGGCACTGGCATTGACCGGGCGCTTTATGTTGCAGTCTGCAAAGATGATGACAGGCTATACACCGAGCGCGTGAGGCTTGATGTGGATGCAGCGCAGCAGATTGTTGCGCGTGGTCAGCGCATTGCACTATCCGACCGCATGCCTGAGCCGGTGAGCGCAGACCCGAGCTGGTATCAGTGCAAGTTCTGCCCAGCGCATACTTTCTGCCACCAGACCAGGCTGACGAAAGAGGTCAACTGCCGCACCTGCGCCCACTCTACGCCGCTCAGTGATAGCACATGGCACTGCGCCCGGTGGGATGATGTGATTCCGCTGGAAGCGCAGCGCGAAGGCTGCACAGGGCATGTGCTGCACCCTGACTTGGTGCCGTGGCAGCGCAAGGACGGGCCGGATGAGTGGACTGCGGTTTATGTAGTGGATGGTGCCGAGGTGGCCAATGGCGACCCGGATGCAAACATCTATTCAAGCCGTGAGCTTATTGCCAATGCGCCAGCCTGCACATCGCAAGAGATCAAGGATTTTCGGGCGCAGTTCCCAGGCACTAGGGTGGTTGCGTGAGCCAAAGCCGCGCACAAAGCATGATTGAGAGCGCGGCCAATGTAGTGATTGGCTACATGGTTGCGCTTGGCAGTCAATTGGTGGTTTTCCCTATGTTCGGCGTTCACCTTCCGCTGCAAGATAACCTGCTGATTGGGCTGTGGTTCACGGCAATCAGCCTGGTTCGCAGCTACTTTGTGCGCCGATGGTTTAACAGGATGTTCAGATGAACTGGTTTTTCTGGCGCAAGCCAAAGCCCAAGAAAGCAGAGCCGCCGAGCTTGTCGGACTTGTGCAAGATGGCCGAGGATGCTGGCGTGAGCGATCTCATCACGATTGATGAGCTGCGGAAATTTGAGAACACGATGGCCGAAGTGTATAGATGTCACAATGAGAGGAACGGCCATGCTTCGTGAATACCAACGCCGTTCAATAGACGAGCTTTATTCATGGTTTGAGAAAAACGAGGGCAATCCTTGCCTCGTATTGCCGACCGGAGCCGGGAAAAGCCACATCGTCGCGGCGCTGTGCAAAGAGGCTGTGCAAACGTGGCCAGAGACTCGCATTCTCATGCTCACGCACGTCAAGGAACTGATCGAGCAGAATGCAGAGAAGATGCGCCTGCACTGGCCCGGTGCGCCGCTTGGCATCTATTCGGCCAGCATTGGGCGCAAGCAGCTTGACGAGCCGATCACTTTTGCTGGCATTCAATCGCTGCGCGGCAAGGCTGACAAGATCGGCCATGTTGACCTGGTGATAATTGACGAGTGCCACATGGTGAGCCACAAAGACGAAGGCGGCTACCGTGAGTTACTAAGCGCACTCAAGGCTATCAATCCAAGCCTGCGCGTGATTGGGCTCACGGCCACGCCTTACCGCTTGGGCCACGGGATGATCACTGACAAGCCTGCGCTATTTGATGGCTTGGTGGAGCCGGTGAGCATCGAGGAGCTTATCAAAAAGGGCTATCTGTCGATTTTGCGCTCCAAAATCACTACGTCAAAGCTATCTGTCGAAGGCGTACACAAGCGAGGCGGCGAGTACATCGAGGCCGAACTGCAAGCAGCCGTGAACAAAGCCGACAAAAACGCCGCGGTGGTGTCTGAGGTGATGGCGCTGGCAGGAGAGCGCAAAGCATGGCTGTTTTTCTGTGCCGGTGTGGCGCACGCTGAGGCGATTGCATCTGAATTGAATGCCAAAGGCATTGTTGCGGAGTGCGTGACGGGTGCAACGCCGAAAGCGGAGCGTGAGGCCATTTTGAGCCGGTACAAAGCCGGAGAAATCCGCGCCTTGACAAATGCGAACGTGCTAACGACCGGCTTTGATTACCCGGACATTGACCTAATCGCAATGCTGCGCCCTACCATGAGCCCGAGCCTGTATGTGCAGATGGCCGGGCGTGGCCTGCGCGTGAAAAGCCATACCGACCATTGTCTAGTGCTGGACTTCGCTGGCGTGGTGGAGACTCACGGGCCGATCACAGCAGTCAAGCCACCTAACAAGGTTTCAGGTGAAGGAAATGGCGAAGCACCTGTCAAAGTGTGCGACTCATGCGGCGAGCTATGTGCAATATCCGCAAAAGAGTGCCCATCCTGCGGAGCCGCTTTTCCTGAGCCGCAAAAGAAAGACCTGAAGCTGCGCGATGTGGACATTCTGGGGCTTGACCCGGTTGATATGCCAGTGCGTGCATGGTCTTGGCGCGTGCATATCAGCCGCGCAAGCACGAAGAAGATGCTGGCCGTGACGTACTACGGGAGAGACTTGGCAAGCCCAAGCGTGACGGAATATCTGCCGGTGGCGCATGAGGGCTATGCGGGTGACAAAGCGATGCAGGCGTTCATGTCCATGTCTCGCAGTGCTGGCCTGAATCCGGCTGAATTCATGAAAGAAACCGAGCCGAACGGCTGGCTTGGGGATGCGCTTATTGTCCGGTTGAACGGGTCAAAACCTCCTGTTCACATCAAGTACAAGATGGACGGGAAGTTTTTCAGAGTGACAGAAAGGAGTTGGTGTGTATGACGCCGCTTATCAGAGAAAACATCGCATGGGCCACAAATGCAGGCATAGACCCGACAGAACTGCAATGGTTTGATATATCAGACCTGAAGGCTGACAAGATGACAGTCAAAGCAGATGCATTGATGACGTGCAGGCCGCCTTTTGGGCGCTGCTTTGTGGCATCACGTGGGCCGAGCAAGTCGAACGCTTCCTACGACGTGATGGCCGTGGTGGTTGGCAATGATCCGCATGATGGAATCGTCATAGATATGTGGAAAGGGCCCACCAACGTCATGCCACGCAAGATTCCAACGATGCTCTACACCATCGAAGGCGACCGGATCATGTACGGGCCGACCGATGAAAATGACCCAGTGCCAGAGGAAGATGCGCGCATGGTGCTGAGTGTGATCATCCAGTGGTATCACTCGATGATGTCCACAAAAAAGGCATATCAGCCGTTTGTGCGCCCGTCCTTCACAAACAAGCGCAAGATCGCAGCAGGCAAGCAACCGTCATACGACTGGCACACGTTGTTAATTGATGGCAAGGGAATAAAGTGCGAGCACAAGGGCGGAACGCACGCTAGCCCCAGGTTGCACGACCGTCGAGGCCACTCGCGCAGGCTTCCAGATGGCAGGCTTGTATGGGTTCGATCTTGCAAGGTTGGAGATGCAAGCAAAGGCATTGTTTTCAAAGACTACATAGTAAAGGACAGTCATGCGCCCACCTGAACCGAGTTTTGTAATTGCCTGGCGTGAGCTTGAAAAAAAAGGGCCGCCAAAGTGCTGCCATACATGCGAGTGGTACAGCAAAAACGGCAAGTGTGAGCATCATCAAATGGAGCCGCCTGCGGAGTTCGCGGCTACCGAGGATGAATGTGAAGATTGGATTTGGGAGCTTCCATTTTGAACGCAAAAGAGAAACTGCAATTCGAGCGCCTGGAGCGTTTGCTGGCTGTAGAACGCGAACGCGCTGATAAGGCGTGGAGTGGCTACCGTGAGGCTTTGTATGAGCTGGTGGACGTCAAGATGAAGCTGGAGGCAATCGAAAAGGTGATGCGAGGTGATGATGACGCAAGCTGACCGCATCCCCACCGAGCACGAAGAACAGCGCCAGTTCGTTCAATGGTTCCGCCGAAGCTGGCCAGATGTTCGCATCTTTGCTATCCCAAACGGCGGGGCCAGAAGCGCGGCCACGGCTGGCAGGCTCAAGGCCGAGGGCGTGGTTTCAGGCGTGCCGGATTTGTTCGTGCCAGCCTGGAAACTATGGGTTGAAATGAAGCGCACAAAGGGCGGAAGTGTGAGCGCCGAACAGAAGGATTGGCTCCAATATCTGGAGGGCATCGGCCACACGACTATCGTGTGTCGAGGCTGTGAAGATGCAAAAAAGCAGATTGAAAACCTGATTTTGAAGGGTACAAAGGAATGAAGAAGAAACGCAAATTGCCGCAGTACGAATGCGCCTACACGGTGATGGATGAGCTGCTGGCCAGCCCCACAGAGCCACTGCAGGCTGAGAAGCGCACCTATCAGCTAACGCGCATTTACCAGGGCTTGCATGAGATTGAGCAGGGCGAGAACCCAACGCCTGAGGATTGGCGGCTTGTGTCTAACGCTGTCAACCTAGTGGAAACCCTCATACGCGAGATGAAGGTTTGTGATGACAATGCAGGGCTGCTGCATGATGCTATTGCAGCACTGGCAAAGGCTGGCACACGGCACAAACGCGGCGGCTCGCTGCGCTTGGACGGTGAGGGCATCAAAGCGGTGAGGGCGATTCTGGATGACTATGCTTCGCTTCTGAACATGCTTCCAGCACGGACGATGGTGAGATGTCACAGACTCACTGAGCGCCGAATCATTGGCCTTATCAAAGGCAAAACACGGACAGAGGATGTTGTTGTATGAAGAAAAAACGCAACCAGCGCGGCAGTGTGCGCCACAAAATACTAGAGGCGCTGGAGGCTTGTGGGCCTATGACAAGGGCCGAGATTGAGCGGGAAGTCGGTTTGCCGTACCAATCTGCAGCGGCGTCAATCGCTAAGATGAGGAAGCCGAATCTGCATCGCGCAAAGCGGCCAAAACTCATTTCAATCAGCGATTGGGTGTCAGTCGATGCTGTGTCAGGCGTGAAGCATTTGCGCCCGGTGTATGCGCTTGGCGACCATCCAGACAAGCCCAAGCCCAAGTACGCGCAGACTCGTAAACAAATGAATGCACGCTACTGGCAAAAGCGCAAGCTCAAGCAAGGGGCGTGCGCTTCAATTTTTCACTTTGCAATGTCCCAGGCTAAAGGAGGCCTCAAAAATGTCATTGAGCAATTTTCAGCGAACCGCGAACTGGCTGCGTGATTGCGGCAAGCCATCTAACAAGCTGAACGTCGAGCTAATCAGCGTGCAGATTGGATGCCACATCGAGGAGGTTTGCGAACTGCTGGACACCTTGAGCGTGAGCAAAGAGGGCTATGCGCGGCTTTTGCAGCGCTGCGTGATTGACTTGAACGCGCTGGCTCTAAAGCTGAAAACAGGCGGCGTGATTGCCTACATCCCTGAGCATTTGCGCGTTGATGTGCTGGATGCGCTGTGCGATGCTGAAGTGACTGGCAACGGTATTGCGTACCTGGCCGAGCTGGACAAGGACGCAGCTGATGAGGCTGTGATTGCAAGCAATGAGGCCAAGCTGGTAGATGGCAAGCCGGTAATTCTGCCAGGCGGCAAGATTGGCAAGCCGCAAGGCTGGATGCCGCCGAACCTGCGGCCCTATGTCTAAGGGTTTGCCCTAGTAGGCAAAATATCAACAAAGCCCGATGATTCGCTCATGGGCTTTTTTTTGGAGACAACGCAATGAAAGACTCTCACTTCAAAACCCCTCGCACTCTTGGAGAATGCAAATGGCAGATTGGATACTATTCGATGGAGGATTACACCAAGGCCACGGCTGAGGTTACCAGGTATGCGCTTGGCTTGCTTGTGTGCGCCGTCTCTTTGATTGGCATTTGCTTTTGGATGTCGTGAAGTGCCCTGAGTGTGGCGCTGCGCTTGCAAAGGTGCTGGACACTCGGCCCGCTATCAATGGTGACATTGTGCGCCGCAGAGAGTGTGTAAACGGGCATCGATTCGTAACGGTTGAATACATCACGGCTTTGAAATGCAGACAGAAAAAACCCAAACAAGCAATTGGCTGACGCATGGCGCACCGAAGAAGCCGCAAGCTGAAATCGCAACGAAAGCGCGAAGACTGTTGCAGTGTTACAAGTGCGACGAGACAAAGCGGCCAGAATTCGGAGTTGAGATTTCCGAAGAACGGTTCATGTGCAATGAGTGTTACCGGGTAACGCTTTGGAGGCGAAAGAAATGAACTCGATATTTCT